AGAATTAAATCCATTATTAACGGTAGAAGATGCGGATGTATTACCGATAGTGGATAATGCGGTTACTAAAAAAGTTACTGCTGCAATTCTACGAAGTTATACTGAAGGTAATTCAGTTTTATTAACAGGCGCACAAACTGTTGCTGGTATTAAGACCTTTACTTCACAATTAGCATCTTCGGTTGCTACTGGTACTGCACCTTTTTCGGTTGCTTCGACAACGAAAGTAACTAACTTAAACGCTGATTTATTAGATGGTTTATCTTCTGCTGATTTCCAAGCTACTTTAAGTGGTACAGGAATTGTAAAGTCTACAGCAGGTACTATTTCTTATTTAACTGATAATTCAAGTAATTGGAATACTGCATTTAACGATAAAATCAATTCTGCTGCCGTAACAGGTAGTGGTACAAATACTTTAACCTTAACTCAACAAGATGCTGGTACAATTACCGCTACTTGGGTTAATGGAACTTTAATAAGAGAAATAAGAAACAATACAGGTGCAACTTTAACTAAAGGAACGATTGTTTATATTAGTGGTGCAACAGGCAATAAGCCAACGGTATCAAAAGCTATTGCAACAGGAGATTCTACTTCTGCTCAAACCTTTGGATTTGTTCAAGAAAATATTGCTAATAACGCTAACGGTTATGTGGTAGTTATAGGGGATTTAACAGGTGTAGATACTTCAGCATTTACTGAAGGCGACCAATTATATTTAAGTGCTACAACTGCAGGAACTTTTACTTCTACTAAACAATACGCTCCAAATCATTTAGTTTATGTAGGTATCGTTACTCGTTCGCATCCTACTTTAGGACAGATTGAGGTAAATATTCAAAACGGCTACGAAATGGATGAGTTGCATAATGTGGCTGCTCAAAGTCCTTCTAATGGAGATATTTTACAATATGTAACTTCAACAGGTTTATGGACTAAAATAGCAGGAACTACAAGTGCAATAAGCGAAGGTTCAAATCTTTACTTTACAAACGCTCGTTCAAGGTCGGCTATTTCTTTAACTACAACAGGAACTTCGGGTGCAGCTACTTACAATTCAAGTACAGGTGTTTTAAATGTACCTAATTACGCTGATACCGATACAGGAATAACTTCTTTAAACGGATTAACGGCTTTAACACAAACTTTTGCAACAGGAACAAGTGGAACTGACTTTGCTATTTCTTCTGCTACTTCTACACATACTTTTAACTTACCAACGGCTTCAGCTTCTAATAGAGGTGCTTTATCTTCTGCTGATTGGACTACTTTTAACAACAAGGCTTCTACTGCTGCTTTAGCTAATTATTTACCTTTAGCAGGTGGAACTTTAACAGGTGCTTTAGGTGGTACGAGTGCAAATTTTAATTCAACAATAGCTTCAAATGATGGCGCAAATGAAAACGCTTTTTTAGGTAATGGATTTTTAGGTTTTTATAATGCAGCAAATACTCCTAAATATATCAAACTTTATGATGATTCTAACAATATAAATGCAATAGGATTTAGTAAAAGTGGTTCGGTTGCTACTACTTGGTTTCCTTCGGGTAATGTAGGAATAGGAACTACTACTCCAAGTGGTAAATTACATATTAAAGGAAATGCAGCAGATTGGAATTTATTTGGACAGGCAAGTGATGGTAGTCAATTATATGGTATTTATGAAGATGCAGGTGCTGGTCAATTACAAATAATGGATGCAAGTGGTACTGCTCAAATTAATTTTCAAACTCGTGCAGGACAATATAATTTTATTAATAATTCATTTGGTATCGGTACAACCACAGATGCAGGCTACAAGTTAGATGTAAATGGTACTGCGAGAGTGAGTGGTGCAGCAACTTTTTCTTCTTCGGTAACTACGGGAGCAGATGCAACAATCAACGGAGTGAAAGTTGGTAAAGGCGCAGGAAATATTGCAAGTAATACTGCCGTAGGTTTTGAATCTTTAAAAAGCAATACAACTGGTTCTAATAATACTGCTTTGGGTAAAAGCTCTTTAACTGCCAATACTACGGGTAGTTTAAATTGTGCGATTGGTGTTAGTTCTTTGATTAATAATACGACGGGTAGTAGTAATGTATCTATCGGTTTTCAATCTTTATTTTTTAATCTAACGGGAAGTAATAACGTTGCAGTAGGTCTTTCATCATTACAATCCAACACCGCATCCAACAACACCGCCGTTGGTTATGAAGCTGCTTTAAGTAATACAAGTGGAACTGCAAACGCCACAAATGGTTATCAAGCATTAAGAAGCAATACAACAGGTGGTGCTAATACTGCAAATGGTTTTCAAGCATTATATTCTAATATTGTTGGTTCAAATAATACTGCAATTGGTGCTTCAGCTTTGGCTTTAAATACGGCACCAGCAAATACTGCGGTTGGTTTTGAAGCTGCTTATAGTAATACAAGTGGGGCGGAAATAACCGCAGTTGGATACCAAGCGTTACGTGCTTCAACAGGAGGGTTTAATACTGCTATGGGTAATCAAGCAATGTTGGCTAATACTTCAGGCGTTTTAAATTCCGCTTTTGGTCGTACTGCTATGACTTCAAATACTACAGGTGGATACAATGCAGCGTTTGGTGCAAGTGCATTGGTTCAAAACGTATCGGGTTCAAATAATACCGCTATTGGAACTTTTGCTTTAACTTTCAACACCGCATCTAATAACACCGCAGTTGGTTATGAAGCGGGGTATAGTAATACGAGTGGGGACATCGTAGCGGTAGGCTATCAATCATTAAGAGCCAACACAACAGGACAACAAAATACCGCAGTTGGACTTGCCTCTTTATCGGGTAATACAACGGGTAATTTTAGTAATGCTTTTGGTTACAACCAACAAAACGGAAATTTCAGCGAAGTATCAATGATTGGAATTAGCGATACAGCCACAGGAAACAATCAAATGAGATTCGGCTCTGTTACTATCGTAAATGGTGCAGTAGCAACTGAAGTAAATGTTTCGTCAAAAGTTTGGAATGTATTTATAAACGGAGTAGCACAAAAAATCTTATTAGCATAATATGACAACATACACTTGGACAATCGAAAGTCTATACACACAAACAATCGCTCAAGAAGCTGATTATGTAGTGATAGCAAATTATTTAGTAGTAGGAATTGATGGAGAATATTCGGCATCACTTTCTAATATTGCTCAATTCTCAACGGAGAATGTAGAAACTTTTATTCCTTACGAGGACTTGACAAACGAAATTGTTGTTGGTTGGGTACAATCGGTTTTAGGAGTAGACGGAGTAGCTAATTTAGAGGCTTGTATTCAAGGACAAATTGATTCTTTAATCAATCCTCCAGTATCGCCAGTGAACACACCTTTACCTTTTTAATTATGGATAACAAAACATCAAAACAAATTATTAAAGAAGCATTAAATATTGCAATCTCAAAAGGTTGCTTTGGTTTAATCGAAGTGTCAAATATTGTAAAGGCTATTGATTTTATCGAAAGCCAACCCGATATTGAATTTGGAGAAATAGAATAAAAATGTAACTTTGAAAATGACAAACGAACAAATATTTGGAATATTAGGTCAAGGACTTGATATTGCTACACAAAAAGGAGTATTTAATTTAGGAGATGCAAAATTAGTAGCTGATGCTTTATTAGAACTTAAAAGAGTTTTAGACATTCAAGAACCTATAAAAGAAGATGATAAATAGTGAATTTCAGTGCGAGGTGGTAACAGACCTTTCAGTAGAGCCAGTTACCTTGCAAGAGGCTAAAGACTATATGCGTATTTCTTCGGAATCGGAGAATGACTTAATAGAAGAACTAATTACATCTGCAAGGGAGCGAATAGAGAAGTTTACAGGACTATCTTTAGGAGAAAAAACCTTAAGAGCGTATTGGTTTTACTTTCACATTCCACAAGAGATTCCTTATGGTCCAGTTACCTTAATTGATTCGGTTGTGAATGATGAAGATGTAGCTTTGGAATATACTGCTCGAGGATTGCAATATAAGATGCTTGAGGCTTATTCTACCGTTGGTTTGACAATAGAGTACGAGGCAGGGTTTGCAGTGTGTCCTAAGGGCTTAAAATTAGCCATTTTAAAACAAGTATCTACTGATTACGAGAATAGGGAAAATTACTCTATTTATGACCAAGCATATGAGTTAAGTTCGGATGCTAAAAGACAAGCGCAACCATATTGTAGAAACACTTTATTTGGTATCTAATGAAGGCAGGAGTTTTAAGAAATCAAATCGCAATTCAAACTTTACAGACTGGCGCAGATGGTACAGGTGGTTACTTTGGTACATTTGTAGACCAAAAGGTAGTTTGGGCAAAGATTAGAGCAAAACAAGGCTTTAGAAATCTCGAAGATGGTAAAATATCTTTAGACAATATCTACGAGTTTACTATTCGTTATGATGACTATCCTAATTTATCTCAAATCAATAAGATTGTTTACAATAGTGGCGAGTACATTATTAAAGCATTCCAAGTAACGGATGAAAGAAAAAAAGAAATAGTTATAATGACTACTTTAGGTAGATTAATTGACCCTACTATTTTCTTAATTACCGAGTTCTACGATTTCTTAATGACAGAAGATAACAAGTTTATTGTTGTATAATGAAGGTAAGAAACTATAAAACAGTTACTGCAAGGTTTAAAAGACTTTCTAAACAAGCTGATTTACAAGTTAGGTCTTCTATCCAAAGAAATACAGACCAAATATTTGATGAGGCTATACAAAATGTACCTGTTGAATTTAATTATTTAAGAGGTTCGGGCGTACCAAACACACAAAATCCTTATAAAGGTATAGTTTCTTTTGGAGGA